GTTCAGAGGTTTCGGTGGGTGTTGGTGCAATCAACAACGGCACTCACCAGAGCCCCGTCGTTGTCCGCCGCGTCGATCGACAGAACCGTACCGATCGGGTAGAACCCGGTCGACGTTCCGGCCACCACCGCGATAGCGCGACCGGTCGAGTCCGCCGCCACGCGAGCACCGCGAGCGATATCAGCGGCACCGACACGGAGCTTGGTTTCTCCCGACAGAGCGACGAGCGCGGGCTCGCCTAGCGCGGGGCTGTTTTGAAGAACACCAAGAGGAACATCCGTATTGGAATCACACGGGGCCACGCCAGTGGCGACAAGCTTCACGACACAGAACTGCGCCGAAGCCGCCGACATCGCCGAAGCAGCGGTGAAAGACTTGGTGTGGAGATTCTTGTAACCAACTGCCATGATTCAGACCTCATTCTCACCGCGAACGGCGGCAAGCATCTTCGGGTTTTCAGTATACACCTTCGTGCGGGCCTGCTCGATGGTGAGATTTGGGTTAGCCGCCATTAGCCCTTTGGCTAGACGGTCGACTTCCTGCACAGGGCTTAGACCTTCGGCTTGGGTAACGCCACGGGGCTCGATAAGCTGAACCAACAGCCCGTTGGCCGCTTTGAGCGTAGCCTCAAGCACAGCCGCTGCCTCGGGGGCGGTCTTACGCAAAGTTCGAATTGCCGGACCCATCTCCTCGGGTTTGCCGGGAAGATTGGCGTAGATCGAAGCGGCCTCTGCAACAGCGGCACGCACTTCCTTGGCTTCGATTTCCTGTGCCAGGCGCGCCTGAGCTTCGACTTTTTCAGCCTCGACAGCCGCTAGTTTAGCCTGGAACTCAGCCTCAATCTTGGCGCGAATGGCGTCAATGTCGACCTTGGCCTCCACCGCAACGTCAACCTTGGCTTCAACGACCTGAGGTTCAACTGCCGGGGTTTCAACCACCGTCTCCGGAACGGGTTCGGTCACAGGCTCGTCCGCCTGAGGCGCGGCGAGGGGCGGGGTGTTCTGTTCTTCGGGCACAGAGTTTTCCTTGGTTTGAGAAAGGGCAGAACGACTAAAGGCAGCCATGGCGGCGGCACGCAATCCAACTGGTGCCCGCTCAAGCCATGCTTTTGCGGGTTGCGGGAGGTCCTCTTCGATCAAAGAATCGATAAAACCAGCCGCAAGGGCTTCCTCAGCAGTATACCAATGATCTTGCCCGTCTTTTAGCATACGCCGAATTTCTTCTTCGGTTTTTGACCGAATGGCGGCTTTTGCCTGGTCTTCTTCGGCCTCTAGGGCACGCACGATTTTATCGGACCAAGTCACAGCAGGGTCACCACCCCACAGTGCCCAGGCCACTCGACCAGGGGAGGGATAGCCTTTTTCGCCAGGCTTTGCCCCTTCGGCAGTAAGGTCGACCTCATGACGAGCCAACCATGCTCGCATCTTGCGAGCTTTTTCCGGAGTAATGTTTTGGCCAGCCGCCAGTTTACGCGCCCAATCGATAGTGGCCTGAACCAAACCGTCCCCGCCATGCCCTTCTTCAAGCCATTGCAGTCCTCGGGCACACTCGGCCTGAACACCTTCCGGAGGCGACAGGTCGATAGCTGCGGTCGGGACAGGCGTCTTTGGCCTACGCACGTAAGCAGACACCATAGCGTCTGCCCATTTGTCGAGGATATCTGCGTGCTGTCGCATTTCAATGGCGTTGCCCTGGACCGTGGTCCAGGGGCCATGAATCATCAGCAAGGCAGTCTTTGGTGCCTGAATCTCGTCCCCTGCCATAGCAATAAGGGAACCTGCGGACACAGCTACGCCGTCGATGATGGTTACTTTTCGGACTTTGGATTCTCTCAAGGCGTTGTAAATCGCCAAACCGTCCGCTACAGAACCACCAAACGAGTTAACTCGAATATTGATTTTCTTGGTTGCTTTGGGCAACTTCTGTAGTTGCTCGACGACTTTTTTTGCTGTGACAGATTCGCCCGACCAAGAGTCGCCAATATCTCCATGCACCATAAGGTCATATTCTCCGACAACCGCTGCCGAAGGTTTTAGACACATGTTAGGTGAGGGCGTTAGAGGCATCGTGATTGATCCTATCACACGGCAGGGTCTTCCGATTCGTCTTCCGATTCGTCTTCCGATTCGTCTTCCGATTCGTCTTCCGATTCGTCTTCCGATTCGTCTTCCGATTCGTCTTCGGAGGGCACCATATTACCGTTCTGCTGCTCCAAAACCCCTTCACGAGCTTCTTCGTATTCTTCTTCCGAGAGCAGAGGCAGGTTGGTGCGTTCGCGAATTCGGTTCTCTGTCGCGAGACTTGGCGTAATGAAGCCACCGGCTGCCGCCTGGCTCAAGAACAGACCTAGGTCGCGGACTTCAACTTCTGCGATGGGGTCATGCGTCAACTTGGGCCAGTACATAGGGTCGATTCCGTTAGCTTCCATCAAGCGAGGAATGACCGTGGTGTTGAACGCATCAGCAATGACGTCGGCATACCATTCGAGACTCCGCGTGAAGTTCGAGGATTTCTCGGCAGCCAGAGCAAACGACCCCGTCTTTTCCGTACCGAGCAATACGAATTCGGCGGCGAGGGACATGAGCATTCGCGAGTCGTATCGGCGAATGACCGGGTCAATAGGCATCTGATTGCCTGCGGCACCGATCAACTCGAACTTATACCCAGTGGGTTTGTCCTGCTCGTCTCGTTCTGCGGGTAGCACCAGTCCCGTAAGTTGGTCCTTCGATACCAACGATACAATTTTTTCAAACTGGGTACGAACCGATTTCTCAGCCGGGGAAGCACTCGGAGACATGAATCTAGCCGGGATTTCCATCTTCGGCAGATTGACCAAGGACCGAACTAGGCCCACAGCCTCGGTTTCTTCTAGGCGCTTCTTGAAATGCCAGGCGCGGTACGCGCCGCGTAGCACAGAGTAGCCTTCTGGATTGTTCTTGTAGGATCGCGTGCGAAACAACACGCAGCGATTCATGGGCAAGTAGTAGTCACCCCCGTCAGTGACCTGCCACGCTCCCAGAATCTCACCATCTTCGGCGATATCCCATCGGTCTACAGTATTTTGAGCACGTAGGTCGATCTTGCGCCAACCTACACGACCGTCGTTGAACTTCGATCGAAATCGAGGTACCTTACCCGGCCCTTTGCGGATTTTATATACAATTTCGTGAAGGGAGTACCCGTAGATCAACATAGATAGGATGTCCGAAACAACATCCGACCAAGGCTGGTCCATATCGTCCATGCAGGACTTGACAAAATCGGCTTCGACCTTGGCTTGGTCTTCACCTGAGGCAGGCGTAACCCGCCACTTCATGCGCCGAAGAAAGCCCTGAATCGAATACAGGGCTGCCGATAGGGCGGCGTCGTTCTGGGACATCTCCTCGTAGACCCGCGCCGCCAATCGGCCGCGCAGTCGAGGATGCTTCTCCTCCATCACCCACCCACCGGAGGTGTCGAGCCCAGGAGTGCCGATCTGAACAGTAGATACCGCAGCCGCTTGCGGTGGTAGGGCTTTGGAGTTTTTTCGAGACATGATGTCCTATAGTACCACCCCTTGACGCTGTCTTAGGGCAGATTAGAATGCGCCTATGGTAAATCAAGCAGAACAACTCAGCTTTTGGCCGGATATGTGCCCTCCAAAGGTCCCATCTGATGGGTCTCAGATTTCTCGTTGGGGAGAAGTAAACGCCATGTTTACGCCACCCCACGGAATCATATGGACCTCTCGTCCTGGCGGCACGGAAACTAGACGTGCTCATTGCAACGACATGCGTACCGACGAGTGGTTCCTTTTTCTGGATACGGAACATGAATCAAAAGCTGTCTGTCGCCATCCAAATTTCAATACGGTGTATTGCGTAGGGATTGATGCTGCTCGTAAATGGGTCGCCGAAGGCTCCTTACCCAAGGGGTTTTTACTGTAATCAATTGGCCCAATACGACTCGCCGACCAGGTCTATCTGCGTTGTGCTCCCCCGCCCATCAGAATACGTCGCGTCCATATCCACGACTTCGACTCGTCGATCGCGCATATGGACGAGCGCTTGTGACATAGCGTCGACGACGTCGTCGTGCGGGGCTCGGGGGAACATCGTAATCTCTTGAATCGATTCTTCTACCCAGGCAGCCATTTGGGGATGGGGCAGGTACACATTTCCGGCTTCGAATAGCGGAGCGATCGACGAAGCTCTGGACTCTTTGCCCCCTGCGGGGTTAATTTCTAAGATGCCTGAGATCTCACCTTGCAAGGCAGAGATGACCGCTGGTCCATTGGCTTTGCCTTCGATCATGATAGGCAAAGGTCTCCATGTATTAGCAATTTGTCGAACAGCGGCAACCGTCTCTGGAAAGTCGGCCTTAGCCCTGAATTGGTCAAGCAAGTAAAATTTGGCTTTATCTTTGTGCCAAACTTGACCTACGACATAGTCGTTTTTGACGCCTCCCTTAAAGGAACAGTCCCACGAGGCTTCTGTCCGCATATCCGGTTGAATAGTCAATGGTTCCTGCACAGCTTCGACCCATTCGCCGTCAGGCAGTTGGACCTGAACCGGGTCCGGATTGGCCAGCACTGTCGGGTCGTACCAATAGCGAATCCAATGCCTCTTGAGAATACCGCCGCCTCGGGGGGCGGGGCGTTGTTGGTACTGCCCGGCGTAGGCATAACTGCCGAGCGTTACTTTCATGCGGTCGACTGCTTCGCGCCCCCATTGTTCGGGCCAAAGTAGCTGACCGAACTCGGTTCGAGGATCAGTCCAGGCCAAAGCCGTCGGGTCGGATTTACCTTCGTATTCCATGGGTAGGATTAGCATGTCCCACCCTGCGTCTTTACACAAAGCACTGACGTCGCGGGCATGAAGTCGCTGCATGATGACGATTCGCACGGCTTGGTTGGGGTCTCCTGCCACGCGATTTGACCAAGACTCCTGAAACCATTGGTTCGCTGTTTCACGCACAACAGCGGACTCGCCATCGGAAGCGTTAAGAGGGTCGTCCAGTACCAGGAATGAACCGCCAAGCCCCGTGACGGTACCCCCCACCGAAGTA